AGAACTACCACCGCTACCACCACTACCGGCAATAGCACCCCATGAATCTGTATAACCTTCAAAACCACCAGTAGTTGAGTTATATCTAAATTGTCCTGCTGCTCCAGTTGGTCTTTGTGCAGTCGTTCCTACAGGAATTAAAATTGCATCTGTATTTGAACCAGCATCTATTGAAACTGTTGGTGAAGATTGATTAACACCAATTCTATTATTAGAAGTATCAACTTTTAAAACATTAGTATCTACTGCTAGGTCTCCAGAGAATGTACCTGTTGTACCTGAAACAGCACCTGAGAATGTACCTGTAGTAGCTGTTATTCCTGCAGTAATTAAATTAGCAGCAGCATAACCAGTAGCACTTGTATTTACTGTAGCAGCCGGTTCTGTTTGTGTATCGGTAAATAATCTAAAAGTATTATCTGTAGAAGCATCAAAGAATAATCCTGCATACTTAGTAGTGCTTGACTCTACATACTTACCAAAGAATCCAAAGTCACTTGAGTTAGCCGAGTTAGAATTTAAAAGCCCTGTGAAGTTATCATCAGATACTATTGGACCAGTCTGTGTAGTTGTACCAGAAACTGTTAAGTTTCCAGAGACTGTTAAATTATTACCAACTGTTACATCATTAGGTAATCCTATTGTAATTGTTCCAGAACTTTCTGCAACATCGACTTCATTAGAAGTTCCTGAGAATGTAATTGTACCGCCTAATGCAGTAGCTGTTGAATTAGAACCATCAGTTACTGTTATGCTAGAGTTAGCTAGTTTTGCATTAGCTATAGAACCATCTAACATAGCATTAGTAATAACACCAGAACCTATAACTAAGTCAATAGTACCATCACCATCTTCGTAAGTAGCTGCAATACCTGTTTCAGTATTACTTGAAAACATAGCTCCTACTGTATCTTGAACAACTTCTGTTAAGTCTATATTAGCTGTTCCATCAAAAGATACACCATGAATAGTTCTTGCACTTGCTAATGCTGTAGCAGTTGCTGCATTACCTGTAATGCTACTTGAAGTTAAAGCAAGTGTTCCTGCTGTTGCAGGTAAAGTTACAGTAACATTTCCAGAGTAAGCTGAGTGTGCTGCAGCTTGTAATCTTGTGTAGTGAGCATTTGAAGACTCACAATAAAAATCTATGTATGACTGTGCACCACCATTCTTAATAGAGATAGCACCTTGAGAAATCTGTACTCCATTAGTAGAACCACCACCAACTCCTAGTGAAGTTGTAATCTGAGCAGCAGCCGGTATACCTATAGTTACTGCATTACCTGTAGCAGATGTTTCTATTTCATTAGATGTACCACCAATAGTTAAAGTTTCACTATCTAAGTCAATCGCAATAGTTCCGCTATCAGTTGTTACATCTAAGTCTTCTGCAGTTAGTTGTGTATCTACATAAGCTTTAACAGATTGTTGAGTTGGTATAAGCGTTGCAGAGTTTGAAGACATGTCATCTTCATCTACAAAAGCTGTAACAGTTATTGTACCATCTGATAAAGAACCGTAAGTAATTGTACCTGTAGTTGTAATAGCAGATGAGCCATTGTTTATAGCTCCAAAGCCACTTGTAATGCTACCTGCGTTTAGTGCTCCTACAGTTGTAACATTAGAAAGTGTATCAAGGGCAGACTCAAAGTAAGTTTCAAAGTCTGTCAAGGCAACTTGTACCATAGTACCGTTGTCATTTACTACTACTCTATCAGCATCTGCAAGTGTAGTAGATGTAGCAGATGTATCACCATCTACAATATTTAATTCTGCAACTGTTGATGTAATTCCATCAAGTGCATTTATTTCTGCTGCAGTTGATGTAACACCATCAAGAATGTTTAGTTCGGCTGCAGTACTTGTGACTGCTGTACCGTTTATAGAAAGTGCATCAGTTTCTAAAGTACCATCAATGTCTACATCACCAGATATATCTAAAGTAGCTGCATCTAACTCACCAGTTAGTGTTACATTTCTAAAGCTACCAATATCTTTATTACTATCAACAACTACAGCTTTACTAGCTGCAACTGTACCAGCAGTAACACCATCTATAGTTTCTAATTCTGCTTCACTAATATCTGCAGAACCTATAACAAAACTTGTACCTGTAATTGCTGTACCTGTAATAGCTGCTGCACTTGAACCACCTATAATAGCACCATCTACAGTACCACCATTTATATCTGCAGTATCAGCTACTAAGGCATCAGTAGTTACTGTGCCATCAAAGAAAGCATCTTTAAATTCTACTGAACTTGTACCTAAATCTATATCATTATCTGTAGAAGGTACAATAGCTCCATTAGTAAAGGTAACTTGATTATCTCCTCCAGCAGCTATGGTTATAACATCAGAGCCACTAAAAGTTATTGAAGTATTAGAATCAGCATCACCTGCGATACTGTCTAATTGAATACTGCCCACATTAGTAATTGCAGAATCACTAAAGTCTATTGTTCCTGTAACATCTAAATTACCACCTACAGATACATTACCTGTTGTAGTTATGCTATCTATAAATGCATCTTTAAAGTATAAAGAACTTGTACCTATATCAACATCACTATCTGTAACAGGTACTAAAGCACCATCTTGTACTCTTATTTGTTCTACTGCTGAAGATGAAACTTCTACATAAAATCCTAATCTATTATTTGTACTGTCAACTTCTATTTTGTTTAAAAAGTCTAAGTCACCAATCTTAAATATGTTACCACCTTGTCCAGCACTACCATCGTGTCTGTGACCTGTAGAACTTGCACTACTGGATGAGTAGGCAAATGCGTTTACTAATTGATTGTACTCGTTATTAAATAACGCAGCAGTAATAGTATCCCCATCACTGAATGAACTTTGTCTAGTGTAGTTTTGAGCCATTTATTATCTCCTTCCTGACGGTACGTAGTCTATGTACAAACCGTTTATAATGTACGGTTGATTTGTGTTCTTTGTAAAAATACTAAAATTATTACTATGTCCACTTCCTGTTAATGCTGTTCTTACTGTTGGATGTTCTCCTGCACCAAAAGTATTACTATTAAGTACAGCACTACCAAAAAGTGATGGTAACGGTACAGTTCCTAAACTAATATCAGCAGGTTGTGGTGTATCTGTACTTTCAAAATCGTATCTAACCCTAATTGTTGGTGTAGCATCATTCTCTGGACTAAAAGATATTTTTAGATACTGTAAAGTTTTTAGCATACCTAAATCACCGTAATCAATGTCAGGTGTTGTATACTGAGCATCTATATCGCTTTCAGTTCCTGCAGGGTTAAATGAGTTACCTGTATCATGGTTGTAAACATACCCTGCAAAGTCACCATGAAATGCTTTCTCAACTCCAGTGTTTGTAAAACCAGAAGCAACTGCCGGAGCTTCGATACCTCTTGTTTCTGACCACTGCCAACCTTCAGGTCTTAGTGTTCCTATAATTCCTTCTTGTATTAAGTCACTTTGACTAGACTTACCGTAATATAATCTGTACTGTGACTTATCTCTTAATACGACACTACTAATTGTAAAAGTGTCAATGTTATCTGCTATCTGTTTTATTTGTGGCTGAATAGCTTTACTTATTGTGCCTAGCTCCACATCTCCAATTCTTGCTGTACCGGCAACTGTTCTTAATCCATCTGGAGCTAAAAAGATTAGGTCACCGCCAAATTCCTGAATACTCTGTCCATCTAAACAACCTACGTTTTTAGTAACTGGTACAACTTGTAGAGCTGATGAGTTGTCAACATTTTGTAATTTAAAGATAGAGTTTTTACAAAATATAAATAATTCGTTACGGAAACTTTTTAGACCTACTATTTGGTCTTCTAATGTTATTGAGACTCCACCAGTAAAATCATCTATGTCATTAACAGCACTTATGTAAACTGTGTTTGGTGTTGACGGGTCTCCTGCAACTACTAAGCGTCTTCCGTGTATTGTACAAAACTTTGCAGTTGTACTACCGCTTATTGTTATCTGACTAGCAAAAAATGTTCTGTTGGTAATATCTGAATCTGTACCAGTCATCTTAAATAAAAATGGTTTATTACTACCACTTGAATCTGTCATAACTAAGTCACCATAAATAGATGTACCTTCATATAATGCAAAACTATACTGAGCTGGTGATGTTAAACTAAGTGCACTTCTACCTGTAAATGCAGTATGATTATCACCACTACTTGCTACACTTGCTTTATTTATTTGTAACCAACTAGTTCCAGTTTGACTAAAATAAATATTACTACCACCTGCAGCTATTACTCCATCAGCATAAACAAACAATCCATATATCTGATTAGAAGAGTTAGGTCTAGCAGAACTACCACCACCAAATAAACTATAACCATTTATTCTTCTATAACCACCCTCTACAGCAACTTCAAAGTTTCTTAGTGTAGTTGCTACTCCGGGAGCTTTAAACAAATCAAAACGATTAGCACTATCTACTAATCCTCCTGAACATGCAAAACCGTATGGTTGACTTCTAGCCATTTATTTTATAAAGTTTCTTGAGAATCAATAAATGTTTCATACGCTGACTTAACATCATCAGTCCAAGTTGCATTTGCAATCGCTTGTACTCTAGCATCTTCACCAGATATGTCAGTATCACCCCAAGTATCACCTGATTTAATTCTAGGTGCTAAGACATGACGATGAAAACTTCTGTTAAGTTCTGTGCCATCTTCTTTTATTATTGTAGCAGTTCTAATACCTAGTTCCCCCATTTCAAGAACTTCAATTTTATCTACTACTGTTTCTTTTGTTATTGCCATAATTATTTCCTTTTATTGAGTTGTAAAATAAGTTCCAAACATAATAATTCTTTCCCCTGCATTTAAATTTACAAATCCAGTACCACCTGCTTGTACACTATCAAAATAAGATTGACCAGAAGCCATATAACCGCCTGTAATACTATTACTAGAAGTTTCATAACCAACATGCCAAGCACTATGTAAAGTGCTATTAACTGTAAATGGTAACCCACCTATTCTAAAAGTTGATGAAGAACCTGTTGCAGAAGTCCAGTCACCTTGTACAAAAACTAAACCGCCAACTTTTACATATTTACCATCACCAGTCATATTATTACCGCCATGCGTTGCTTGCCAATCGCCTTCTTCATAATCATCTAAGGCATTTGCGGCTGCTGTGTCAGAGCCAAAACAAATACCACCATCAGGATGTATCATTAATTTTTGTGCAGGAGTAGCATTAGATTGACCAACTTTAAAAGACACTCTGCCATTTTCTCCATCAGCTTCAGTAATAAATCCAAAAGTTTGACCAGAGCCATTA